AAAAGGATGGCCAGAGCTTTTCGTCGACCGGCTTGGACCAGGCATTAATTGAGGGATTATCGGAAATTCAAAACCTGCGCTGTGTGGCGCTGGATACTTTGCGACAGTTTGCGGGCGGCACAACCAACGACGACCAGCTCGTCACTGTGGCCACAAAAGCCATTACCAGCGTGGCAGACGCCTGCGGGTGTGCGGCAATAGTCAACCATCACGGCACCAAGCAGGGCGCCCGCGAGGGCGTGGTTGACCAATACAGTGGTGCCGGCAGCGGGGCGCTGGCCGACAATCTGCGGTTTGTGCTGAACTTGAGCACCGTCAAAACCGAGGATGCGCGGAAAATGCTTAATTTTTCGATTCTGGATGATTTTGCGCTCGATCACGGATCGGTAGTGCTTGAGCTGGTCGATACCCGCGGCAGTCTGTTACGCCGAACCATTGATCCGGTTTATATCATGCGTGATGGGTATCGGTTCACGACGCTGGAAACGTCTAAAAAGACACCGGCGCAGCGCAATATGGAGAAATTCAAGCAGGTGGCCAGGATCATTAAGGACAAGGGGCCGCAGTCTCGGAATGGGTTGTTTGCGGTTCTGAAGGGCAAAAAGCAGGAATTTTTGGAAATGATCAACGGCTGGCAAAACGACGGGTTGCTCGTGCCATTGGGAACCGGCAGCAGCTCAGCTATTGATCTTACTGAGGCCGGAAAAGCCTCTGTAAAAGGTGCGTTTTGATGGCCGTTGCCGGTTCTAAAACTGCCGGTTCCCCCTTAAGCATAGGGAACTGGGAACCGGCAGTAGAACAGGGGGGTGTGTGTTACACACAACACACCCCACCCCCGTTACTGGTTCTCGGTTCGGGAACCAGCGGGAACTGGGAACCGAGAGAAGTATTTTTTTATGATAAAGGCAGAAAATGACACCAACACAGCGCAGTTTGGCAGCTCTCCGAGAACTCGGTTACCTGGTCGAAGTGGTCGAGAAATGGAATTCGTTTACCCGAACGCGGAAAGACTTGTGGGGCTGGGCCGATCTGCTGGCAATCCGGCGCGGCGAGGTGCTCGCGGTCCAAGTCACCAGTGAGGGCGTGGCCAATCGGGTTAAAAAGGTTATGGACTCGGAAACGATCGGCCGGGTGCGCGAGGCTGGGGTGCGGGTTGAAGTGCATGGCTGGCGCAAGAACGTAAAAGGGCGTTACGTGCAGCGCGTTGTGGACCTCTCTTGACAGCACATTGTTTAGTCACTAATCTGCTGTTGCGTTGATCTCCTCCGTGATACGCACTCCCCCGCTAAACGGCGACTTGGATGTTGCGGGCATCCTCCCGGCGGTCGCCGTTGCCTTATTGAAAGGGCTTTAAACCATGACCGCAGCCTGGACCCGCAAAGAAGGCAAAAACCCTGCTGGTGGCCTGAACGCCAAAGGCAGAGCCAGTTACAAGGCCGAAACCGGTGGAACCCTGAAGGCGCCGGTCAAGTCTGGCGACAATCCCCGCCGAGCGTCTTTTCTGGCTAGAATGGGCAACATGCCGGGACCAATGGCAAAACCTAACGGGGAACCGACGCGGTTGGCGCTGTCTTTAAAGGCGTGGGGAGCCAGTTCTAAGGCTGATGCTAAGTCAAAGGCCGCGGCGATCTCGAAACGGAATAAGCGTTGAAACTTGCCCCAATAAAAGAATATGCCCAACATTTCACACAAACCGACTAAAGAAACGCGCCAACAAGTGCGCGAAATGTCTGGTCTTGGACTACCGCATGAGCAAATCGGGGCGCTAATCAGCATCAGCGATGTGACGCTGCGAAAGCATTACGCCTTTGAATTGTCAATCGGCAAGGCAGAAGCGTCGGCAAAAGTGGCCGGAACGCTGTTTAACAAGGCGCAGGCCGGAGACACCACGGCAATGATCTGGTGGACTAAAGCGCAGATGCGCTGGTCCGAAACCGTCAAGCAAGAGCTCACCGGCAAGGACGGTGGAGACATTTCAATTCACATCAGCAACCAGGACGCCGACCTTGTTTAGTCCTACAGCAGCCCAAAGCAGAGCAACTGGGCTGATGACCGGCGACGCCAAACACGTCATGCTGGTCGGTGGGAGTAGGTCGGGAAAGACGTTTGTGGCACTCCGAGCACTCATCATCCGGGCAACTCTGGCGCCTAAGTCTCGGCACGTTGTCTTGCGGTTCCGGTTCAACCACGTGAAATCGTCGGTTATTCTTGACACCTTTCCCAAGGTCATGAGCCTGTGCTTTCCGCAGCTCACCTACACCCTGGACAAGACCGATTGGTATGCGACCTTGCCGAACGGCTCCCAAATCTGGTTTGGCGGGCTGGACGACAAGGACCGGACAGAAAAGATTCTGGGTCAGGAATACGCCACGATATTCTTTAACGAGTGCTCACAGATACCCCTCTCGGCTCGCAACATGGCGGTCACACGACTCGCACAGAACTGCGTGGCTACGGTAGGCGGTCAACAGCGGCAGATGCGTCTGAAGGCGTTTTACGATTGCAATCCTCCGAGCATGGCGCACTGGACGTATAAAATGTTCGTCAAAAAGATTGAGCCGGAATCGGGCAAAGCATTGGCCGATCTGGTCAACTTCAGCATGATGACCATCAACCCCCGCGACAATCTGGAGAACCTGCCGCCAGACTACATCAAGGAACTGGAGAACCTGCCAGCCAGGATGCGGCAACGGTTTCTTGAGGGCAAGTTTGCAGACGTGGCCGCAGGTGCGCTCTGGAACATTGAGATGATCGACACCTACAGGGAAACAACCAATCTGCCGGACATGCTGCGGGTGGTTGTGTCTGTCGATCCTTCTGGTAGCGGCGACACCGATAACGCGGGGAACGACGAGATTGGGATTGTGGTGGCTGGCCTGGGCATTGACGGTCGGGCTTACGTACTCGAAGATTGCACAATGAAGGCCGGTCCGAGCGTCTGGGCTAATGTCGTGGCGACTGCTTACGATCGCCACGCCGCCGATTTGGTGGTGGCTGAAAAAAATTATGGTGGTGAAATGGTCCGGCATGTGATAAAAAGTGCTAATCCACACCTAAAATGCGAGTTAATCAACGCATCGAGAGGCAAAGCTGTGAGAGCAGAACCCGTTTCCGCACTGACAGAACAGGGCAAGATCCGGTTCGGAGGCACGTTCCCCGAGCTGGAGGACGAGCTTTGCAGCATGACCACAAACGGTTATATGGGCGAACGCTCACCCAACCGGGCTGATGCTTTTGTCTGGGCGATGACCAAGCTATTCCCCGGCATTATCAAGACCGATGCCAAAGCGCAACGTAAGCATGTGATGCCGCAACAAAATGTAAACTTGGGCGCAACCAGTTGGATGGGCGCTTAATCTTCGTAGTCAACTCATGGATGGGTTCTTAAAATGCCAAATCAAAATTCAATCGGTATTGCATACACCGATCAAGTCATCAACGGCGGTACAATCGACAACACCGTCATTGGCGGCACCACCAAAGCGGCGGGTTCGTTCACGACCGTTGCGGCTACCGGTGCTATCACCACTACCGGCGCGTTGTCCGGCACGACCGTCACATCAAGCGCGGGGTTCATCATGCCCAGTGCGACGGTTGCAGCTGCGGGAACCAACCAAGCAACGGCGGCGGCTATTGCCACCGGCTTTACGCTGGTGAGCGCGGCGGACGCAACCAAAGGCATTTTGCTGCCCGCCGCTGCGGCTGGCTTGACCTGCGTCATTAAAAACAACGCCGCTGCCGTGCTGAAAGTTTGGCCCGCATCGGGCGACGCGATCAACGCCATTGCCGTTGATTCAAACTACGTGCTGGCAAGTTTGACCAGCACTCTGCTGGTGGCTTACGACTCGACGACTTGGTATTCAGTGCCGTTGCTGGCCAGCTAATATGCCGCTGGTTAAATCGCCAAGCAAAGCTGCCTTCCGCCAGAACATTAAGGCGGAAGTAAAGGCCGGTAAGCCCGTGAAACAGGCGGTTGCCATCGCCTATTCGGTCAAACGCGAAGCTGCGGGCAAAAAGAAAGGCAAGTAGTGGCTTATCAAGACACGGGGATTAACGAAGCGGGCGCAGTCTCGTCAGGCGGCACCAAGTCTGACCGGGACAACGGCGAGATGCTGGCGACCATGCGCACGCGCCTGACGATGGCGATTGCTGCGTATTCGGATTCCCGTGAAGATGAGCTGGACGACCTGCGCTTTCGTGCTGCATCACCGGATAATCAATGGCAGTGGCCCGCTGACGTGCTGGCAACCCGCGGTTCGGTGCAAGGCCAGACGATCAACGCCAGACCTTGCCTGACCATTAATAAGCTGCCGCAGCACGTCCTGCAAGTCACCAACGACCAGCGGCAGAACAGGCCCAGTGGCAAGGTCATACCGGCTGACGACAAGGCCGACGTTGAGGTAGCAGAAATATTCAACGGGATTGTCAGGCACATTGAGTATATATCGGACGCGGATGTTGCCTACGACACCGCGTGCGACAACCAGGTCACCTTTGGCGAGGGCTACTTTCGCATCCTGACCGAATACTGCGACGACAACAGCTTTGAGCAGGATCTGCGGATTGGGCG